TAACTGTTGATAATTTATTAAATCGTAAAATAGATTCTTCTATTTTGAAGAAATATAATTTGTGTATGGCAGCGAATGGACACTTTTTTAGAAGAGATATTCATGGGTTTCTTCCAAAAATGATGCAGAATATGTATGATGATCGTGTTCAGTATAAGAAGCAAATGATAGATGCTTTAATAGAATATGAGAAAAATAAAACTAAATCCGTTTCTAATAGAGTAGATAAATTTAAAAATTTACAATCGGCGAAAAAGGTTTCACTTAACTCTGCATATGGAGCGTTAGGTAATCAATATTTTCGTTTTTATGATACTAGACAGGCGGAGGCGGTCACCAAATCTGGACAATTAACAATTCAATGGATTGAGAGAGATGTTAATAATTTCTTAAATAAACTATTAAAAACTGACAATGAGGATTATGTTATTGCCAGTGATACAGATTCAATTTATGTGGTTCTTGATAAATTGGTTAATAATGTATTTAAAGATGTAATTGACAAAGAAAAGGTTATTAATTTTCTTGATAAAGTATGTGAGGGTAAGATTCAGGAAGTGATTAATGAGTCATTTCAGAATTTATTTGAATATATGAATGCTTATGAACAGAAAATGTTTATGAAGCGCGAAGGACTTTCAGATAAAGGCATTTGGACATCTAAAAAAAGATATATGTTGAATGTTTATGATAATGAGGGTGTTCGCTACAAAGAACCTAAAATTAAAATGATGGGCATTGAGGCAGTTAAATCATCAACTCCTTCTGCGTGCCGTGATAAATTGAGAGATGCAATTAGCATTATTATGAATAAGGATGAATCAACGTTATTGGATTTCATTGAAGAGTTTAAAGGGAATTTTAAAAATCTTCCAATAGAAGAAATTTCTTTTCCAAGGTCAGTTCAAGGAGTTAATAAATATTATGATTCTAATCAACTTTATAAAAAAGGAACTCCACTTCATATTCGTGGAGCAATCATATATAATGATATGATTCACAAAAATAGTTTGGGAAGAAAATATCAAGTTATTCAAGAAGGTGAAAAAATTAAATATACCTATCTTAAAGTTCCAAATCCTACAACAGCTAATGTCATTGCTATGTTAAATACATTTCCTAAAGAATTTAAACTGGAAAAGTATATAGATTATGACTTACAATTTACTAAATCATTTCTTGATCCACTTAAAATCATTCTTGATACTATTGGATGGGAAACTGAAAGAAAATCAACATTAGAAAATTTTTTTTGATGAAAGGAAAAAATGAATATATTAAATAAAATGAAAGCTTGGTTCATTGGAAGTGGTTATACTCAAACCGCAAAAATACAAAAAAGAACTATAAATCATGAACCAATAGAAATTGAACCGGCTATTGATCGTTTAAATAACTCGATACGGATAGAATCTATGACTAAAAAACAACTTGAAGTATTTGCTCGTAAGGAGTTTAAGGTAGAATTGGATAGAAGACATAATAAAAAACGTCTTCTTAATCAAGTACGAAAATTAATTAAGGAAAAATAATTATGACATTTTTGAGTAAAGCAAAAAATATTGCAGATAATCCATATGCTTCAATTGCGGTTGAAGGAATAGATACTGCAGACATAGATGATTATGTGGATACAGGATGTTACACTTTAAATGCACTTTTATCAGGAGATATAAAAGGTGGATTGCCATCTAATAAGATTACCGCTATTGCGGGAGAAAGTTCAACAGGAAAAACCTTTTTCACACTTGGTATATGTAAACATTTTCTTGATAATAATATAGAAGGCAGTGTTATATATTTTGAAAGTGAATCTGCAGTAACAAAAGCGATGTTGGATGCCAGAGAAGTTCCTACTGATAGATTTTTAGTTATTCCTGTAACTACAGTTCAAGAATTTGCAAATCAATGTTCAAAAATCATAGCAGAATATGAAAAGGAATCAGTAAAAACACCATTGTTAATGTGTCTAGATTCTTTGGGTAATTTGTCAACTACTAAAGAAATGGAAGACACAACTAGTGGTTCTGACAAAAGAGATATGACAAGAGCACCTGCTTTAAAAGGAGCTTTTAGAGTTTTAACTTTGAGACTTGCAAGAGCGGGAGTTCCTATGATTGTAACAAATCATACTTATGATCAAATAGGGTCGATGTTTCCTACTAAAGAAATGGGTGGAGGATCTGGTTTAAAATATGCAGCATCAACTATATTATTTTTGTCAAAGAAAAAGGAAAAGGTTGGTAACGTAGTAGTTGGTAATATCATACATTGTAAAACACATAAATCTAGATTAACAAAAGAGAATAGAATAGTTGATGTTCTTTTAACATATGATAAAGGATTAGATAGATATTATGGACTACTTGACATTGCAGAAAAGTATGGTATAATAAAGAAGGTATCAAATAGATATGAATTTCCAGATGGAGGAAAACATTATGGAAAGGCGGTTTATGCAGATCCAGAAAAGTTTTTTACAGATGATATTATGGATGGTATAAATGATGCTTGCAAAAAGGAATTTTTATATGGTCAGACAGGAGTGGAAGAATTAAATGGATAGAGTTGAGCATTTAATATTAAAAAATCTATTATATAATGAAACGTTTACTCGCAAAGTTATACCTTATCTCAAAAGTGTATTTTTTGAAGATAAAGGAGAAAAGGCACTTTTTGAAGAATTACATTCATTTATTTCGACCTATAATAATCTTCCAACAAAAGAAGCAATTTTAATCAATTTAAATGAAAGGACTGATATACATGAAGATGATTATAAAAGTTGTGTTAAACTTGTTGGATTTTTAGAAGAAAATAAAGATGAAATATCTGATGAAGAATGGTTACTTAATACTACAGAAATATTTTGTCAAGATAAATCCATTTATAATGCTATTATGGAGAGTGTTCAAATCATTAGTCCTAATAGTAAAACTAAAGATGATAAGGGGAAGATACCAGAAATTCTCACAGATGCTTTAGGAGTAACATTTGATCCTCATATTGGACATGATTATATAGATGATAGTAACGATCGTTATGATTATTATCATAAAGTTGAGGAAAAGATTCCGTTTGATTTGGAATATTTTAATAAAATTACAAAGGGTGGATTACCAAGAAAGACATTAAATATTGCATTGGCAGGAACAGGTGTAGGTAAATCATTGTTTATGTGCCATGTTGCGGCTAATTGTTTAAATGAAAGTAGAAATGTATTGTATATTACATTAGAAATGGCAGAAGAAAAGATTGCAATGAGAATTGATGCGAATCTTTTAAATATTTCTATGGATGATATTACTGATTTACCAAAGGCTATTTTTGATCAGAAAGTTGCAAAACTGAAAAGTAAGGCTAAAGGAAAATTAATTATAAAAGAATATCCAACTGCCGCAGCTGGAACTCAACATTTTAGAAGTCTTCTAAATGAATTGGCTTTAAAGAGAGATTTTAAACCAGATATTATTTTTGTTGATTATTTAAATATATGTACTTCTGCTAGAATTAAGGCAGGAGCATATGTAAATTCTTATTCATATATTAAATCTATTGCGGAAGAATTGAGAGGTCTTGCCGTTGAATATAATGTTCCTATTGTTTCTGCTACACAAACCACGAGAAGTGGATTTACTTCTACAGATATTGGATTAGAAGATACGTCTGAATCTTTTGGTTTACCTGCCACGGCTGATTTCATGTTTGCCATAATATCTACCGAAGAGCTTGAAGAATTGGGTCAATTTTTAATTAAACAGTTAAAAAATAGATATAGCGATCCAATATATAATAAAAGATTTATGATTGGGGTGGATAGAAAGAAAATGAGATTATTTGATCTTGAGGAATCTGCTCAAACGGGCATTAATGATGTTGTTGACAGTAGTAAAAAGGTCAAAAAGACTGATGAATATGATGATGTTCCTTCCGCAGAGAATACTGAAAAAAAGAAAGACTTTGAGAAGTTTAATTTTAACTAAATATAGCAAATACCTATTACTATTACGGAGACTATTATGTGGTTTACTGAGAAATCAAAATTTGAAAATTTAAATAAAGCCGTTTTGCAGGTAGTTAATCCTTCCGCAAACCCACCTGACCCCCATGAAGAAGATGTTCAACCAGAAGTGACACCAGAAGAACAAAGAACTCCTGATGAAAATGCAGAAGTTTTACAAGAAACTGTAGATGAGAGTCTAGAATTACAAGTAAAGATGGCATTGTCTGATATAAATGTAGCCGGCGAATGGAAAAAAGGAAAGCTTCATGTTCCAGCAAAACATGTAGATAAAGTTGAAAAGCATTTAAGAAGTCAAGGAGTTAAAGATACTTTTCATATCATGGGTGAAGAAAATAAGTCAAACTTTGCTGATGCAATAGCGAAATTTAAGAAGAGGGGTGGGAAAGTGAATAAAATGCCAGATTCTCCTAATTATGGAAATTATGGTCATGGAATGTCTAAAAAGGATAAAGAAGATGCACAAAATGTTATAAAGTATCGAACTGATAAAGGATATGCACTAAAAAAATGAAAACATTTAAATCTTATCAGTTAACGGAACTTGAAGAAGGTTCATCAGATACAACAGATATGTATGCATTGATGGTGAAGGGGTTGAAATCTATGCCTGGTTCACCAAAACAAAAAGAGATCATCAAGCAGATAAATGTCATACGAAAAAGAATGGGTATGAAATTGATGAAAGAGGATTTCAAATTTGATGAAGCATCAAAATTACCACCTCATCTCGCAAAGTTCTTTGACAAAAAAGGTAATCCAAAACCAGAAGTTGCAGCACGTATGAGAAAAGGTAGAGCACTACGAGGTGTAGAAATAACAGATGTAACGCCTAAGGGATATGGTCCTAAAGAAGAATTGGAACTTGGTGAAGTTGATGATCGAAGGCAACGAAGTGAAAGAGAAGCAGTAAACAAAATTTCAAAAAAAGAATCTGAATGGGCGAAATCGAAACGTCTCGATAAAGAGATGGAAAACAAGTATGAAAAAATACATCAAGAACGAGATAAACGCTATAAAGAACAACGGAAAAACCAAAAGCAAGAAGAAGTTGATGAAGACAAAAATGCACTAGAGTTAATAAAAAGTTTAAAAACCCCGCAGTATACTATTAAAAATACAAAAACTGGTCAACATTATAGTACAAGTAGATATCAGGATGATGGAAAATTAAATAAGATTCGTAAAGGGGGAGGTGACCATAAACATGCCGCCCATTACAAAGATGGAAAAGTGATAGAAGAAGTCGAGCTTGAGGAAATGCCTAATAGAGCATACAAAGAAAAGATTAATAAACATTTAAGAAATCATTCAGGAAAATTTAAATGGAAAGATGATACATTACATGTTGAAAAGGGAATAGAAAGTGGTGTTAAGAGTACACTTTCTAAAGCTAAAGTAGATCATCCAACAATTAAAGTTTCTGACAATCCAATGAGAGAAGCTAGAAATTATAAACAATTTGAGAAAAATAAAAGTAATGTTTCAAAAAAAGATACTATGAAAGAGGTTGAAAAATCCAATAAAGACCAAGCAGGAATTGAAGAAGCACGAAAACCATATGACATATATCATCCAACTTTTTCCGCAGCAGTTCAACATGCAAAAGATCACACTAAAAAGGCTCATGGTTTTGATGTAGATCAAGATTCATGGGACAGAGAAGTTACATTTGGGCAAAGAAAACCATCGCCCGGCAAAACCGCTATCAAAAAAGTCAATTTAACAAAGGATGGAAAATCTGTTAAAAAAAGATTACACATGCAGGTTTATGGAATGGATAGTGGTAAATATGAATTAAACAAATATGTTGAGGATTATGACGGCCCAATTGAAGATATCGCAAAACAAATATTAACAGAAGGCAATGGTCTTACTAAAGCAGATATTGGAGCGATGGCTAAAAAATTACGAGTACCACTTGTTGATATTATAAGTTGGGATCATGGTCCTGGTACAGGAGGAAAAGAATGGCTCATTACATTAAGAGGTGGTGAACATTTAGAATATATGGAAAAAAGTGGAATAGTAAAAATCCCCAAAGCAGCAAATCCCAATATGAAGGCAATGAAGGATTATTTAAAAAATATGAAAAGTATTGGTGGAGAAGCACCAGGAAAAATCGCAGATGTAAAATTAGGGAAAAATTATCTCATCGGCGGATTAGAAAATGCCTTCAAACTCCTTTCTAGATAACTCAAGAGTCAATTTTTATAAACATAAATAGTTATAATCTTTAATTATAGCAGGATATTGAGTTATGCCACAATCATTTAATCAATTTATAAGGGAAGAGCCAGGCCCTTATATAGATAAAGACTCCAAATCAAAAGAACCACACGCATATCATGTAGATCAACATGCCCACCACTCAAAGCAGCAAAAAGATAAGAAACATCAAGGATTTAAACAATTAAGAAGAGGTGTAATATATAAAAGTAATAGTGGTTCTTGGGTTGGTGTTAAAAATGGTGAAAATAAAAGAGAATATTTTAATGATGCAACCCATGCTACAGCTTGGGTTAATGGAACTCATCCGGCTGGTGGTGAAGAAATTCAAAAATTAGATAGAAAAACCCAACAGAAAGATGATAAAGCTGAGAAACATGGTTATAGTAAAGATGAAGTCCCGCATGATTTTCGACATCCCTCTGAATCAAAAAAGACAAGAGTAAAATCTGACACTCAAAATGCAAAAACTGTAGTTAAAAAATCAGAGAAAAAAACAACAGTAAAAGAAAAAACATCCGATCAAAAAAATAAACATAGACAAACTGAAACAGTAAGTATTGAAGATGCACAAAATAGTGATAGAGTGAATGAACCAATTGGTAAAGGAAAAAACTTAGAAGAATTTTTAGGTAATATCAAATTTGCCACTGAAGGCCCCCCACCACCTAGATTTAAAATTCCAAATAGTTTACGTGGCAAAAAAGTATCATCTAGAGTTTTTGATCTTATTGAAAGAATGGCAAATTGTGAAGCTCGTGGTGCGGCGTCAGGAAAATATCAAAATTATTCAGATGTTAAAGGCGGTGCTGGTAAAATCTTTGCTCAAGCTGGGGAATTGATGGCAATGGCTATGTCAACAATGGATGATAAAAATGCTGATCAATTTAGAGATGTTTTAAAAAAATATAATGAAGATTTAGAAAATACATACCCTGATTATAAAAAAGATAAAAAAGGGAAGATAAAAAGGAAAAAAATAATTGATGATTCTTGGGTTGATGCGGCACACGGAAATAGAAAAGCAATTCATAATTATTTGAAAAAAGAATATGGAGAGGGAGCTGAAATAGAGTTTGGTTGTTGGGATACAAAAGAAGATGTTGAGGCTATGTGGGGAGAAGGTTATGATGAAAATAAAGGATATTCAACAGATGTTTTTTTCAGAGTTAAAGGAAAAGGTGGAAGTTTCCTTCATGAAGTTTCATTAAAAAAATCCACACTTGTAAACTTTTTAAATTCCGGCACAGGAAAATTTGAAGATTGGGATGATAAGTTACCAGATAATATTAAAGGATCTTTATTTGGTGAAAATCAAAGAAATAGATTGGTAGAAGCAGTAACTAAACATTTTGATAAAATTAATCCCAATGAACCACCTTTATCAGACTTAATGAAGACAAAAGGTGTTGGTGATTTAAAAGAACTGATAACAAACAAGAAAGAGGGTGGAAAATGGGATTTAAATAGAGATAAATCAAAAGTATTGTTGACGGCATTAAATCAAGTAGCGCAGGCTGGTGATAAAGAAGCTAAACAATTTCTTAAAGACCATAGACAAGTTAGCCAAG